GTTGGCACCAGCAGGAGACGTGCCGTCAGTACCGACAGCCATGTGAGTCATTGCCACAGGACTGTTGGTGGTGGTCTTGAGCATGCTGGCGGCGATGAACCCCTTGCCAGTGTCGAGCACCAGGTTCTTGATGTCGCGCTTGTCCTTGACGTTGCCGCTCTCGTCGAGCAGAACGATGCTGACAGCACCCGTGATTTTGATTTGTTCATTAAGCATTGAAGCTCTCCTTAGAAGCTAGTGACCGCGCCAACGTAGGCTTCGGCGAAGTACGTTGGATCACAGTAATCCTGGTTAAGAATCGTCCCGCTGTCGGAGACGCTGAGCGCGTCTTGATAGACAGGACTGACAGCTCGGTTCAGCTCGTCTGAAGCGAAGGCAACGTTTACAAACGTGGTCGAGAACACGAAGTCAAGACCGTCGCTGGCACCGAACCCATCATTGATGCCAACGCCGTCAGACAGCGACTTGCTGTACTCGTACGAGCTGGCATCCAACACAAGCTGCAAATCGTCCAGAGCCTTGATCGAATCGAGGACGGCCGCATCCGAAATCGTGGATGCATCTGCAAGCAGCTTGCTGTAAGAAATTGTTTGAGCGTCATCGGTGGCCAACGAGTGCGCGAGCGCCTTGGACACAGAGATGACCGCGGCATCGAANACGCTCTGCGCGTCAGCCAGGGACTTGTCAAAGCTGCGGGAAGCAGCATCGGAAGCAAGAACAGAGTCAGACGCAGCCTTGACGACATCAACGACGGTCGCATCGGTCAGGCCGATCGAGTCGAAGAAGTCGCGCAGGAAGATGATCGTGGTTAGGAACGACTCCTGGAGCGAGACGCTGTCAGCCAGAGACTTGTCGAACTCGATGAAGTCGCTGTCGCTCGTGGAGACCTGGTCCTCGAACGGCTTGCTCAGCAGCAGGGCCGCACCATCCGTGGTCACCACGGAGTGCTGGATGTAGCGGTAGCGACCAGTGGCATCAGCAACGCCATCGGACGCGAGCGTCACCCAGGCGGTGTTGGACACCATGTCCGGAGTCGGCTGAGCCGAGACGGTCAGGTTGATATAGGCGATCTCGGTCGCCATCAAGACGTAGCTCGAGCTGGTCGGGGTCCCCTGAACAACGATCGAGGTACGCAGGGTCATCAGAAGTCCTCACGCACCTTGAACTTGAGCAGGTCGAACACCGTCTGCACCTGGCCGTCCTGGAAGGTGATCTCGATCTCGCCCTCGTAGTCGCCTGCCTGACCCTGGAGCATCTCCGGGGCAGAGGCCGGGTAGAACACGACCTGACCAGTGGGGCCGTTGACCACGGTGCCGACCACAGTAGCTTGCAGTGTGGACACGCCCGCCTGACGGAACTTCAGTCGAGGAGTGCAGCCAGTGACATCGACCGGCAGACCGGTCTTGTCATCGGCAATGTTGCAGACGATCGCGGGACGGGTGTCACCTTGGACCAGCTTGATCTTTTCGCTCATCTCAAATCCTCCGCATCTTCACGCTCTGGTTCGAGCGAACATGCCCAGCGTTGGCGCGGAGCTTTGCATTGTTGACGCCGCGATCGAAGATCATCTTGTTGACCGCGGCCATCTGAATGTTGGTATAGGGTTTACCCGCAGACGACATGAGTCGTGTCAGTGCGCCAGCAGCGATCACCTCGGCGTAGTCTTCGAAGATCACGTCCTCGACAGACTCGGAGCTGCGGGTGGGCTTGAGGGCCACGCGCATCGTCAGGCCGTTGCGGTAGGTCTTGTCAGGCACAGGCCACACGGTGACCGAGCGCTCCTCCTTCTGGAGGTAGTACTGGGGTGTGGAGGGTTTGGACTCGTACTCGTCGTACAGGCGGTTATAGACCGATGCGGCAGCGATGAAGTCGGGTGCCAGCGGGTCGATCTTGTTGCCATTGACCCAGGCTCGCTGGATCTTGATGATCAGGGTTTCCTTGACCGGGGGCTCGAGGTCGTAGTCGATCAAGCCTTCGCGGATGGTCACGGGGTCGTGGTCGCGGGTCAGGATCAGGCTGCGCTCGCAGAACTCGATCGCCGAATTGCGAATGGCCAGCAAGACCACTGGCTCGGGTGCGCCTGCAACCTCGGGCAGGACGTAGGGGAAGAAGCTCTCGTAGCTCGTCATACGACACCACCCATCTGTGCAGCAGGCACATTGGGCTCAGCGCCCTTGCGGTTGAGGTTGGGCGAGTAGGCGTTGTCCTTGGCCGTCTTGATGCCCATCGCGCCGTTGAACGCCGCCAGGTAAGCGCCAGCGACCTGAGGCTTCGAGGTGAACTCGGTGTCCTTGCTGTAAGCGCGGAACATCACGTAGTTCAGAGTCGGCTCGAAGTAAGCCTCGGACAGGCTCAGTTCATCGGCAACGACGTTGACCTTGGCCGGGTACTTGGAGAAGACCGCTTCGATCTTGGTACCGGCCGTCACTGGCGGGTACACGAAGTAGGAGGTCGGGATGCGCTCGTCATAGGTGAAGTGACGGACCTCGGCCTTCTTGGTGGCTTGGTGCCAGTAGGGGTCAAACTGGTCAAGCGTCTCGCGTTCGATGATGCGCACAGCACGACCGGGCGAAACGCCGTCAGCAGCCATGTTGCGGACCACATCGAGCAAGCGGAAGTTGTCAGCAGGGATCGACTGCTTGGAGCCAGCGACCAAAGTCACAACCTTGGGGTCGGGACTGGCGTCGGGTCGAACGGTTGCAACCGCTCGCTGGGCGTCGTTGATCCAGCTAATCAACTCAGAGTCCGACCAGCGATACTGATCGACCTCCTCATCGTTGAGCAGCTTGCGAGCGCGAGAGATAAGCTCTGAGACGTTCATGCCTGTTCCGAAGACTTGGTTGAGGGCTTACGCCCTGCTTTGGACACCTGTCTGCGAAACGCCGTGATGGCCGTTGACAACTCGTTGTCTGGCTCTTGGTCCGCGCTGGCTTGGGTTGGATTTTGACTGGTGTTTTCTGGCTGCGGCTCTGGCTCAGCCGGGAGCTTGGGCTCGGGGACGTAGAGCTCCATGTCGGGGCGCTGAGCGAGGTTCTCAGTCCAGACGTAGATCGTGCCAGTGGTTTTTTGTTTCAGTAGTTTGCGCATAAAAAAAGGGAGGGGAGTTACCCCCTCCCCCTCTCGGGTTGAGAAGAATTACTTCTTCACGTAGGCGGCGACCAAAGCCTCAGGCTTGGCAACCTTGTAGCCGTACACGTTCAAGCCGCGCACGATGTTGCCGAAGGTGCTCTGAGCACGCAGAGTTTCGACGTTCGTGATTTGCGAAGCGAAGGTGATGGCATCACGGGTACCGGCCATGACGTTCCAGGCGGTGGTGTCGGCGTCAGCGCCAGAACCACCAGCGGTAGCGTTAGCACCCAGGTCGGTGACACTGGTCAGGTTGTTGCTGATGTAGACCGTGAAGCGGTCGATCATGCCGATCTTGCCGTTGCGCAGCGGGGTAACGCTGTCACCGGTCAAGTAGGCTTGCTTCAAGTCAGAGCGCTTGATCAGCGAAGCCATCCAGGCGGGCAACACAGCCCAACGGCCGTCTTCGGGCACGTTCTGCTCGTCCAAGGCCTGGCCCATGTCCAGCAACAGATCCAGGACGGTGTCCTTGGTGATCTGGCGGGGAGCGCCGGTAGCGCCCAGGTTCAAGCCACCAGACAAAGCGCCAGCGTTGGCACCCTTGTTGGCGGTGGCGGCGTCAGCGAAGACGTTGCCCAACACGTCGCCGTCGATGGCGATCTTCATTTGCTGACTTGCGTCATTGGTGAAGATGTCCATCAACTTGATGTCGGCCTGAACTTCGTCCACATCGTCCAGGACCACGCTGAAGTAGCGGCCCTTGTCGATGTTCAGTTCCAACGGGGTGCTTTGGGGCACTTCGTTGGTCAAGTTCTGACCCTTGGTGTAGGCGCGGATGGTGATCGTGGGGATCGTGCGGATGGTGATCTTGTCGCCCATCGACTTGATCTCGCCTTCCCAGTCGTTGTTGGTGATCTCGCCCAGGACGGTGCTCTTGTAGAACTTGACCTGGAGCTTGCCCGACCACAACTCGGGGATGAAGCCGTTTGCACCGGCGTAGGTATCAGTGGTTTGACCGGCTACATAGTAGCCACTGGTTGCTGCAATAGACATTTTGATTTCCTCTTACGAGAGCTGGCTCACCGGACTCGTTGTTCTCGGATTGCCAACTGGATTTCAGTATCAATGGCAGCAGCTTTTTCCTCAGTGAACTCACCCTTGCGGTCACGCGAATAGAAATCCGCTATCTCGGCTCGGGTCCAGATCTTCTTGCCAGCCGGTGGGGCATCTACACGAGAGCCAACCGGGGCGACCTGGGACGCCAATGAGTTATCGGCTGCTGCCGACGTTTGTTCCTGAACCCGCCTGTACGCCTTAAAGAATCTGGCAACGCGATCCGCATCGCGCCCCTCTTCAGCCTGCGACAGAAGCACTTGACGTTGGGCACCTGTGAGCTCATCGAGCTCGCCAAGCCACTCATGGAAGTTCGGGTCGTCGTTAACCGCCATCCAGTCCGGAACCGCGTTGGCCAACTTCTCATAAAAGTCAACTTCCTTGGTCTCGGTCGTTTTGACCTTAACTTCACCCAGCTCGCGCCGGAGTTCAGCGATCTCACCATCCTTGTTCGATACCTCTTCACGCGCTGCGCGACGGATCAAATCAACGAGGGGCTCGCCGTACTCACTCACTTCCTCAGGCTTGATCAGCGACTCCTTGGGCTTCGCCATCAATACCTTCAACGCCTCCACTTCTTCGGTCAGGCTATTCAACTTCGCATCGCGTTCCTTGATCGCTGCATGCAATCGCGGGACCTCGGCGTTGTACTTGCCGTGCAGGGTCTTGTATCGAGCTTCCCATTTCTCGTCTCCCTCAGTGGGGGCTGGAGCTGGTGCTGGATCAGACGCCGCAGGTGCCGGGGTAGCGCTCACAGGCTCCGTGCTGGGGGCCGGTGCATCGGTCGGGGGAGTTGCACCCTCGACCTGTGATGGCTGCTGCTTGGACGCTGCAAGTCGTTGAAGAGCTTCTTCTGCCTTTCTTTCCGCCTCAATGACGGCGCGTGGTAGGTTCAATTTTTTCTCCTTGAGCCTTCACTTCCTTTCAGGGGCCTCTGAGGGTTTTCCCTAAGTTGGTAGTTCCGGTGTTCTCGGTCGCCAGTGAAGCGCCACTGGCAAGCGTGTGCCCTGGTGGGCGTTATCTCATCCTTTGGAGCGTCTCCCGCGCTGTGGCCTTCTTCACTAAGAACTCCTCCAGCGCCTGGGCTGCACCCTGATTCCACCTGGTCTGAACTTCATCCCGAGTGGAATCGGTGATCTTGCGAATGTCACTCAACGACACGTTGAGCCACGTACAGATCTCCTCAAAGTCAGCGTTGCCTTCTAATGAATTCAACGCTGCAATTACTCTAGCTGGTGGTTTTGTAAGCATCAGTAAGTTTTTTGCAGAACGAGAGAGATTACTCCTTGTCCTTGAAAGGCGTACTGATTACTTTGCTTATGCCGCCAACAAATCCAGGGACCGAGCCAAAAGCCCTGCTGACTTCGTACACAGACTTCCTAGCATTTTTGCGGTCCTTATTTTCTTGCACCA